GCCGTCGCCCCTTGGACCGTATTCATCGAGTAGTAGCTGGTGGTGCACGGAATCTTGGCTGACTGGGTGGGGGAGTCCCACACCACCTGAACAGAAGAGTTAGGCCAGTTTGTCGCCTTATCAACGGTGGTAACGAAGGTGTCCACTAACGAAGACGTGGCCTTCACGATGTTGATCGTCGGCGTCTGCGTATACGTCAGCCCAGTGGTCGCCCCGTTTCGTAGGACTCGGAACCTAAGCGTGTCACCGGCAATAAAGTTGGCAGCCAGCAACTTGAGCGAGAACACCAACTCCGTGTAGTTGTTGGCGGTCCAACCCAGGTTGGGCACGTCACCCGTCTCGGAGATCTTGCCCGCCACGAAGCTGCCAGTACCAGCACCCATACGGTTGGTGGTGACGGCACCGCCAGTCAGGTTCGGGTTGTCGTACCCCTGGACGGTGGTGCCGCCCGTCGTGATGTTCGTCCAGGTGCCGTTGCCGTTCTTCTCCCACTGAAGTTGCCAGTCGTCGGTGGCGGGAACAGCGACCGCATTCGTTGACTGGAGACGGACCCGCAGAACCCCGAAACCGTCGCCGTTGGCGAGGTTGCCGACGACGGATGTATTCAGAGCGGCGAGCGAGGCTGCACCGGATTCGGTACCAGCGTCATCAAAGAACTGGTACGCCGCCTGGGTGATAGTGACTTGGACCGAGGCCTGGAGGATGGCGACGATCGCACCGTTGCCCGCCGTTACCGTCCCACCAGCATTTAACGTTTGATGAGTGGCAGCAGTCAAGATCTTGTCCTGCGCACAACCACCATTGTTGGAGGCAGCGCTCCCACCGGTCGATCCCATGGGAGTACGGAGCACCCACGCGCCACCGGTGGTGTCGGCATCGACGAATGTCCCAGAAGCCACGTTGGATTGGAACGTCAGCCCGAGCACCAGGTCATCCACCTGCGGGGTGGTTCCCGTCGTGGTGGCTGATGCAGCGGTGGTCGTGGTGGAGTAGGCCGTCCCCCCTGTGCTCCGAGCTACAGCATCGGCCCCGGAGTATTCGATGTAGCCAGCCGACTTCATCACAGTGGACGTGTCGAGCGTGACCGTGATCGTGGGCAGCGTCCACGCCACCGTGGTCTTGATGCACCACATCTCGCCGGAGGCGAACGCCCCCGCCGACGTGGACGTGGATCGGGCAGCGCCGAGGAACACCCAACTAGCTGTCTCGCCCGCAGGCACGCTGATGCTGGACACGACCGGCTTGGAGGCAGTCGCAGCGTTGTCGAAGATGAAGAACGCCGCGATCAGGTTGCCCGCCGCCGATGAAGCGGTGAACGTTACGGCGAGGGTGGTACCCGCCGCTTTGTTAGAGAAGGCTTGACCGACCGCCAGTTCCTTGACGAACGCTCCGGCCACGGCTCAGGCCATCACGGAGTCACGTCAGCAAACTCCACGTCGTAGGCCCCTACGTTGGCCGTGTTGCCTGAGGTCACAGCCTGGGTGGTCACCGTGGTGCAGTGCAGCAGGTTGACGCCATCGTCCAGGTTGACGTGAGTGGCGTTGCCGGACGCCGTGATGGGGATGGCGTTCTTAGCGGCGACGGTGACCTTGCGGCCCGACACGTCACCAGCAACGAGAGCACTGTAGGAAGCGCCGCCGACTCCTGCGGTCTGCACCGCGCTGGCCAACAACACCGCCGCGATCCCGGCGAAGTTGGCCGGTTGCGCCGACGTGATTGTCATACGGGTGGCGGTGGCGACTTTGGTCAGCGCCGCATCCAGCACTAGGGGACTGGTGTACTTAGCCATGGGTCACTCCGTGATGATGTAGATGGTGCTCGGATCTTTGGTGGGCATGGCGTCGAACTCGCCCTGGGTCAGCGAGACAACGTTGATGTGCCCGGGAGGCCCCGGGATACCTTGCTCGCCCACCTGGATGGGTGTGACGACCAGAGCCGTCCCCCCACCAGGGCGGACGACGACAGGTGGTCCCGAGACAGGAGCAACCACCGGCGCCCCGTTCTGGCCTCGTACGTCGACGCGAACCGGCGTCGTCATTCCCACGCCATCGGATAGACATACCAGTTGGAGGGCGGCCAGATGTCCTGTTGTGTAACCTGAGGGTCCACTACGACCTTGCCCGAGAGCCACGTACGCGTGGTGTAAGTGGCAGTATCAGTGGGGTTGGCCCACTGCTTGGTCTGGAGATCCCACACGAAGTCACCGGGCCAGATGGTGCCACCCGTGAGAGTGACCATGGTCCCCGGCCCGAGGCCGTTGAAGTCGGCCTGGAACGCAGCCGTCACGGTGAAGCTGAACAGATAGCGGTAGCCAGGCCACACCGGGGGCCACCAGTAGCCGTAGTACAGCGCCTGGGCCATGCGCACCTGAGACTCCCAGACGGTATCCACCCAGGTGAGGCCCAAGGTGTCAGCCGGTTCCGTGTCCACCCAGCACACACCGTCGAAGTAGAACTGGAAGTCAGCGGTGTCACCGGCCACCCAGTGCAGGTCGTAGCTCTGGGCGACCTGGGACGATGATCCTGTATCTGATCCCGAACCATTGACACTGCCGCTACCGCCGTTGAGGCCGGGCAGGAAGGCCGTGGGCGGGATGAAGCCCTCGGCGTAGGGCACGATCTCGGGACCCTCACCCCAGATCTGGACAGCCTGACTGATGGGAGAAGGACTGCCATCGAAGGTTTGTTGCTGGGTCGGCATGGCTCACCTCACGTCTTGATCAGCAGGTACATGCCGATGAACGGCGGCCGAATGTCGATGGGCGTGCCCGAGCCGATCATGTTCTCGGTGATGGGGTGGCTGTGCGTGCCCCCACCGGGGCCGATGGTGATGGTGTGCTGATGGTTACCCAGCACGTCTGTTGTGTGCACATGGTTGGAACCGGCAGTGTTGACACCGGGGCCGCCAGTACCGCCCGAGTTGAAACCAGTGGTGGCGGAACCCGTGTTCGGCGTCAACACGATGGGCTGGTCACCCTGGGCGTAACCAGCAGGCGCCGCGAACACCCGCGTGAGAATGGCCGGAGGGCCACCACCACCGGGCGCCGCAGGATGGACGTGGCCCGGGTCGCTGACACCGTGGAGGTGAGCACCCTGAATGTTGCCAGTGGTGTGGGAGTGGTTGCCCTGGATGTCCGACGAAGCTGAATGGGTGTGTGAACCACCGGCGCCAGTGGTGGGCGACACGAGGTGCTTGTGGGGCGGCAGGTTGGTTGTCTGGAGCGCCAGCATGCCGTTGGAACTGCCACCCGTAGTACCAGGGGTGCCGTACATGAAGAAACAGTTGCGGGCGTCGGGCAGGACCATGTTCATGCCGTCTGAAGTACGCCAAGCAGGGAAGGCGTTCCACAGCCCACCCGATGCGAGCTTGGAGATCGTCTGGCCGTTGACCAGGAGCCACCCCGCAGGCGGCGTAGGCAGGAAGGTGGTCATCGTCATCCCGGGCGGGATGTTCGTGAAGGACAACTGCTGCCAAGTACCAGCCTGATAGGCCCACACATTGCCGTTGGAGGTGTCCTTGTAGATGTCCCCGTTGGCACCCGTGCCCGATGGGTTGCCCAGACCTTGGCGGAAGTTTGATCCCACCAGCGGACCGGTTGTGTTGAGGGCGCCGCCAACATCCAGGTCGCCACCGGTTGTGGCGGTGCCCTCAACACGAAGGTTCAGCGACACGTATACACCGTTGCCATTGGCATCGTCGTGCTCGATGAAGCTGTTGTCGGTCCCGAAGCTCAAGCGCCCATCGGGATCGATCTGGAAGTTGCGCGACATGTCAGCGGGGTTGACACACAGCACCAGTGGCCCGTCCCCGTCGTTCATGGCGGTGACGAAGTTCTGGGCCAGGATGATGCGTTTGTCTGTTACGTCAACAGTCTGCGGTGCGGTGGCCCCCGGCTTCACCAGCACACTGGCGAACACGCACATCGTGGAGTCGTACTCAGGGAACACCGGATTGAGATCAGGGACGCCGAGAAGACCAGAGACGTGTCCGGCTGCGTCCCCCACAATCAGATCGAAGCGGGGATTGGAGGCGGCATGGGGCAGGGTGACCTGCCCCCCACCGGTGGCCAGTTGACCGTTGACTACCCAGATGCCGTTAGCGACGTTGACCACCCACGAGGAGCCGGTGACGGAGATGTCACAACCCCGCAGCACCCCGTAGCGGTGACTGCCCAGGAGGTTGAAGTCCAGGGCGTCCGGCTCCGAGATGTCGAGATCGCCACCGACATCAACAGCGTTGGGAACGAGGAAGCCGGGTCGGACAGCCATGGGTTACTCCAGTGTGGCCAGGTAGTCCTGGAGGTGACCCACCAGGGTGACCCGGTTCTTGCCCGCTTGCTCGGCGGAGATCAACTCCTCGATGTAAGCGGGGTCGTTAGACGAGTTGGCCTCGGCCATGACCTCAGCCACCGTGTGGTCGTAGGGGTCGTACTCCTCCTCGACCATGGCGGTACCACCGTTTCCGACCGAACCACTGGTATCAGGCGCCGTCTGGATGGCTGCTGATTCCGGTGAAACGCCACCAGTAGCATCACCGGTGTCCTCAGCCTCAGCACCCTTGGGCATACCCGACACGGCCGTCACTGCCATCGTGTAGGTACCCGCAGCCGGGGTCAGCCCCGAAGGCGTGGCCGTGCCGGTCGCCGCCGCCGTACCCACGTCGGCGTTCGTCTTGGCGTAAGAGAACGTGTTGGCGGTGACGGCAGTGATGACGTAGGTGCCGTTGAACGTGGCGTCCACACCGGCCACCACGACCGTCTGCCCGACCAGGAACCCATGCCCGTTCGAGGTAAGGGTGGCCACGTTGCTGGTGAGCACCTTGTTGGTGACGGTGCGGGCCGTGTTGGAGACGGTCAACGTCGCCGTCTTGGCCCCCGCCGTGCCGTAGGTGACCTGCGTAGGCGACTTCACCGCCTGCGGCGACGGTGTGCCGTTGGGAGGGAAGGCCCACGAGAAGTCCTGATCCGCCCTGGTGGAACCCGTCGACAGGGTGAAGGTGAACTTCAAGCCGTTGGTGGCGTCCTGGGTCGCCTGAGCCCCCGCCGGGGTCGAGGTGATGACGCCAGGGGCGTCGGTGTACATCGTGTTCGGACCGTGGACGGTCACCAGACTCATGGCTACCTCCGCGCCAACCGGCGCTCATCGAAGGGGTACGGAAGCTCCATCAGAAGCTCCCGGTCGTAGAGGATGCGGGCCACGCCAACAGGCACCTTGTAGCGCACCCCCGGCTCGAAGCTCATGTGGGTGACCGAGCCGTCCGGATTCACGCCGTCCGTCATGTCCTCGATCTTGAGGTTGGTGCGGATGACCCAGGCCACAGCCTGCTCGGCCTCTTCCCGAGTGTAGGGAAGCTCCTGCACTTCATCCACGATCTGCGCCTGCCCGAACAGCGCGCCCATGGTGGTGAGACCTTCAGTGGGCACATCTTCCGAGGGATTGACGACCTGCTCGGCCACCGGCGAGTCGGGGTCCCTGATCTCATCGGCTCCTGTAGGGCGCCGAACGGGTGTTGCCATAACACGTCTCCTTGTCCAAAGGGAAAGAGGGGGCGCGAAGCCCCCTCCGTCCAGTCACAGTGACGGCGGGAACCGTCGTGCTAGTTGGTGACCAGCCGGATCACGGCTGAATCAGTGATGGTGCCGAAGCCCCAGATTCCGTACCATGCGAGAGCGTGCTCACGGCCGAAGTCGAGCACGCCACCGTCACGTAGTTCGACGGGAAGGCTGATGGCCTGCCCGAAGGCATTGTCACCGATCATCAGGCCCTCATAGACACCACCCGAGGGACCCCATGTCTGACCCCAGCCGGGGGTGGCGATAGCACCAGGACCCACCGAGGCGTAGTCGTTGGCCGTGACCGGAGGCTGGGGAGCGCCGATGGTGGGTTGATCGATGTTCGCAGGACTCGACACCCCCGCTGCTGAGAACGTGTCGGTACGCCAGTAGGCACCCGACACGGAGGGGTCAAAGGGCATCGTGGCAGGCAACTGGGCCGCCGTCAGCGGCGCACCAACCTGCGTCGTCTCGATGAACACGACGTCGTTCAGACGTCCCACCTCTCCAAGCATGAAGTTGCCCGGGGCCGCGTACTTGGTCACCTCGATGAACTCCGGGGTGTCACGCAAACGGCGGCTCTGGTGGGGATGCACGAAGACCACGTACGTCTCACCGAGACGCGGGATGTTCTTGGAGGCCATGGCCTCCACCGCATCCTTGATGGTGTGCATGGTGAGGTAGAAAGGCGGATTGGCGCCGCCGACCACCGTGCCTACCGCCCCCGGGGTGCCCGGCTCGTAGACGCCGTAGCCGGTGTTGATGACCGAGGGCTTCTGGTACCCGTACACAGCGCTGGTGGAGCGCTGAAGACTGGTGCGGGCCTGGGTGTCGAGATACAGCGCCATGTTGCGGCCGAGAAGGCGTGAGGCCGAGGCCATCACGTCGTCAAAGCTGGCGTTGAGCAGGAGTTCCGTGACGCTCACTGCGAAACCTTGCTCTGCGACGCGGATTTGGTACTGCTGCGCCGACAGGGCGTAGGTCCGCATCCGCACGCCCTCCACCAGTGGTCCACTGGGGATGGGAAGATTATTGTATCTCATGAAGTTTACTGTCAGGCCGGGCATCACGCCCAGTTCGGTCTTCTTCACCGCGAACTGCTCGAACCGCAGGATCGGCATCGCCTGGAACAGGATCTCCTTGCTCCAGATGACTTGGATCGCCGGGCCGAGCATTGTCGTAGGGGTGACAGGAGCGGTTCCGTACCCGCCTGTGCCGTCGATGTTGGCAACCTGGTCGTAGCCCGTTGCCTGCGTGTAGATGGAGTAGTCACCGCCCGCACCGACCTGCTGGGTGCCGGTGACAGCCGACCCGGTGGGGAACGGAGAGGCGGTGCTCTGTGGGGTATAGGCGGGAGCAACCATGAACTTCCTTTCAAGACGCTGTTGTGACTACTGAGCTTGGTCCCTGCGTAAGCCTGCTGCCCCGGCACGCGAGGCAATGCCCAGCAGTTGATCCCTGTACTGACCGAACGTCTTGGTGTCCATGCGGCGGATGTCATCCACCGAAACTTGTTGAGTTGACATCTGTTGTTCCATTGGCCCTACTGGCGGCGCCCCGGTGGGAGCCACCCCACGGAGCGGTGCCCGCTGTGATGTCACAGCAGACTGAACCGACTGCAAGATAGCACCGGTCCGTTGTTTCATAATCTCGATGGCGTTGTCGACCTCGACCTCATTGCCACCGTCGATCAGATCACGTAGCTCAGGCAAGATCCACTCGGACTCCTGCTCAATGCGGTTGCGCTGGTACTCCTGGAGTTGTGTGTACCGGCGCTCCTGCTCGAAGATGGCGCGGTCCCGTTCCCGCTCACCCTCCAGGCGCTGGAACTCGGCCTTCCACTCCTGGTCCTTGCGCTCCAGCAGTTGGCGTACGTCCATCTGCTGCTCTTCGGCCTGACGAGCCAGCGATTCCCGCTCCTCACTCTGGTGGGCCAACTCGGCCTCACGGGCTTCGCGCTCCTCCCGGAGTTGACGTAGCTCATCCTCCATGGTGCTCATCCGACCGTAGAGCTTGTCCTTCTCCTCGGTCCGGATGGCACCGACCTCTTCCTCAGTGAACATGCGCTGGCCCTGAGGGCCGACAGTCGGCTGACCGCCGTTGTTGATCACGACCTGAGGCACCTGCCCACTGCCCTGCTGGAGGGCCGTAAGCTCAGCCTGGGTCATCGGGGCTTGGCGCGGGTCGGTGCCGGTGATGAAACCGCTCCCCGTGTCCCCCGTCTGCGTCGGTACGTTGCTCATAGCGTCTGGTGCTCCAATGTTGTCACAAGTTACTGCTCTGTTGTGTCATTTGATTCATAGTCCATGACCTGGGGCGGCATGGGCTGGTAGGCCCGGGACATCAGGTCTTCGACCAGGGCGGGATCGACCGGAGGAGCACCCGCCATGCCGCCATCGGGCATCATGATGGGCTGCCCATCGGGCGTCATGCCGGTGGAGGCCATCTGGAACTGACTGATCTGCATGCGGATCATGTCGAGAGCACCCTGCTCCTTCAGATCCTCCAGCATCTCCTCGAAGATCTCGCGCAGCTTCTGGTCGGGGTACTGCTCACCCAGGTCACGCAGCGCACCCTTGCGGGACTCCAGGCTCATAGCCATCAGGGCCTGGATCTCGTTGATCTTCAACAGCCGATCCATCGGCATGGGGTCGGGCCAGAAGATGTCGGTGCGGTACGTCACCGGGTCCATCGGGTCCAGTTGCACCAACTGGGCCACATCAGGCTGCACGGCCGACAATGACGGGTTGTAGAACAGGGAGTCCGGCTCGTAGAGGGCCAGGTACTTGATGGCCAGTTCGTTGACCTTTTTGAAGCCGACCGTGTATTGGGTCCGCTTCTGATGATACCGATGCATCATCGAAGCCCACTGCATCTGGAGGGCCACACCGGATGTGTTGCTGACGGGCTGCTGTTGACCCAACGCCCCCTCGGGCACGCCGGTCATCTCATGCATAGAGCGCTTGATCATCTCCAGGTACCCGAGCGGCCCGGCGAAGTTCGTCTCCAACTCCAGGTTCTCGATCTTGGCCTTCTCATTGCCGATGGCCCAGATCTTCTTGGGACCCTTCTCCAGGTTGCCCGCCTTGGCCCCGATTATCACTGTTACGGGAGCAGCGTGATAGTTTATGATATCCGAAATGTTTGTAGCCTTCTCGTTGTACTCCCGGTTCAACGAGATGATGTCTGTTATGTCAGCAAGGCCCCACGGGCTGGACGCCACCGGGATGTTGGTGATGTGGATGATGGGGATCTCCCCCATGGGGTTCTCGCGGCGGTCGATCAACTCGTCGTTGACGTACTCCTCGATCTGGACATCGGTGACCAACTCGACGTAGGTGAAGACCTGACGGGTGCCGTCCTGGGCGGTGTTCCCGGTCCAGTAGGTGTAGCCGTTCCGACGAGCGCACCAGAACCCACTCGGAAGTGAAGGACACCAGACCTGACCCGAGAAATCCTCGACCTGCTTGTTGACATAACGAGCATCCGTGTAGGGATTGCCGTACTCCTGCACCCGATCGCCATGTTGACGAGTTCTCACACCGAACATGGCTTCGAGCATCTGGAACCCATCAAGTCGTCCCTGATCGACCTGAGTCCACACCCCCCGCCGACGTGCGCCGTCGCCATCCATAAGCGTGCCGAGGAAGAGCACGGCTTGAGCGTAGGTCAATGACCGCAGAAACTCTGGTGTGATCCGCTTACTCGGAGCGGCCTGACGCAACACTTCGACCACACCCTTGCCGAGGTACCACTGCCGCACTCCGTTCGACAACAGAGCCATCTCGTTGAACGAGGCTCCCTGTTCCTTCCACCAACGCTCCAACCGCTCGAAACGGCCCACGTACTTCGGGTTGATCTGCGAGAGATGCACCGAGTGGTAGCCGGTCTGGTTGATGTGGTCAGACCCCTCGGTCACGTACCACGCCACCGTCTCGACCAACTCATCCGACCACTTCGGTTGATCCGCGAAGGCCAGCGGTGCTCCACCACCAAGGATGAGCCTGTCTGAGAGCTTGATGTGCATCGACCAGCGCTCTTCACGCTCGTACCGAAGCGTTCCGTTGGTGTAGTTGCCGTGCTCGGCGTCCACCATCCAACGATGGTTAGGTGTGGTGAGAGCGTCAACACGCCCCGTCCAATGATGCAGTGGACCTTCGTACGGGTACACGTTGACCGCCGACACCGGCTCCCACTGAATGGTGTCAGTCTCGGGGTCCCAACCCAGCACGTCATCACCAGGCTGAACCTCCCAGTGATGCTTCCAACCGTCAGCCGTCAGGATCTCAGTTGTTGAGTCAACACACCCCCAGAACTTATACTTCAGCTTGAACCGGTTCATGCGGGACCGGTCGTGGGGATGGAACTCGGGGAAGCAGAAGGCCGGGTTCAGCGGCAGGATGCGCACCCGACCGGGGTGGATCATGCCCGAGGGGTCCACGTACGGCTCTTCGTAGGCGACTTTGATGAAGGCATCCCCGGAGACGCCGCCGAGTTGACCCAACTCCCAGAGCAACTGGGTCTTGTTGTTGTCGATCTCCCACACCCGCTTGAGCAGGGGAGGGATGATCAGGGACGTGGCCTCGGGAGCATGGAACTCCACTCCCCGCCCGAAGGTGAAGTTCGTGATGTAGTCGGCAAAGGCCTTGATGTAGTTGAACGTGAGTTGGGGTTCGCCGATCTCCTTCCGGTAGGCCCAATGGTGACCCAGGTACCAGGCCCAGTTGGCCGCATAGCGATTCAGTCGGGGACCATGAACCTCGAACTCCTCATCAGCTAGCTCGACCAAGCCCAGCGGGCTGACAGCAATGGTGAGGTCGCTCGCCGCCGCTCGGTACGAGGGGGGAGAGAAGTTGATCATGCTCATGGTTCGGAACCTGCTACAATGAGGGCCATGGAGTTGCGCATTGACACTGACGCCGCCGAGGTGTTCGTGGCCAACATGCAGCGGTACTTCGACCTCGACGCCTCCGTGGAGGAGGAGTTCGCAGAAGGACTACGGCGGTTGGCGGCGGTGCAGTACATGATGGAGGACTTGCTCCGGGACGCCGGGATCACCACCGAGCCGTTGACCCAGCGGGCGCAGAAGGCACGCACCAACAACCCCTTCTACGCCCCGACCCGGGCAAACGCCGGGCGCAAGCCATAGTTCTCAGGTAGCCACTGCCGGGACCGCTTGCTGGTCCGGATGTTGGCCAACTGCGTGGCTGATGACTTCCGCGAGCGCTGAGAACCGGGGTTCTCGATGGCCTTGCGGATCTGCTGGGCGTACCAAATGGTGCCCATGTAGGCACTGTGGGGCTGGTGCTCGCCCAGTTCCTCCATGGACAGCGAGTGCGCCATCTGGTGCGCCTGCTGGATGCCCTCGTAGCGACTGGCCGTATCCAGGCCCCGCTCTGACCCCCGGCCTCCGTAGGGGATGTCGGTGCGATTGACGGCAGCATCGTGGTAGTGGGTGTCGATGGGCGGCCGCTGGTAGTGCTCGGGATCATGGATCATGCGCCCGAAGTCGCCCAACTTCGCCTCACCCAGTGACCCCAGCGGGTCCTCGTAGTCTCCCTGACGGGCATGCACGGCGCGGGACAACGGCGTGGAGAACACCCGTTGGAGGGGCGTGCCCATGATCCCGGCCTTGCGCCGGTAGGCCATGGTGGCGGCGTTGGCCCCCTGGTACTGCTCGTGGAAGCGCTGAGCAGCGGGGGCGTCGCCCGCCCGTTGGGCGGCATCCCGGCTGGCCCGATACGACTGACCCGCCTGAGCCGACGCTGCCGCCTTGTGGATGGCCGACATCTGGGCGCTGGAACCGATGCCCCCGTGAGTCAACTGGAGGGCCTGGATGCGGTTGACCTCAGCCTCGTTGGACGGCGACAGGTGAGCGAGCACGGCCGCCCCACCAGCCACGCCCTGCCCCGTCGCTCCCCCTATGTGTTCGGCGGTGGCACGCCACTCCGGATAGAACTCCTCACCCCACTGCTGAGCCTGCGGGGGCGCATTCAGATACGCCCGATTGAGATTCTGGGCGACAGCCTGAGTCTGCTTCGGCGTCCAGATGCCCGAGGGAGTGAAGGGCATTACATGTCACCCGTCTGCCGCCGCCGCTTGGCGTTGACATAACTCAGGGCCGAAGGGGCCAGGCCGGGCGGCATGTACAGGTACATGTTCTGCTCCGCCCGCTGGATCATCGGTGGCTTGGTCTTCTGCCACGACATGCGGTACGCGGCGGGCTTCTCGTTGTCCCGCTTGGTCGTGAGTTGTCGGGGCTTGATGACGACCGGGCGCCCCGGCTTGCGGCCCCCGAAGACCCGATCATGGACCGTCTGGGTAGACGGCAGAGGCGTGCCCGGACGGGCCGCTACCGTGCGCAGACGTTCCGGAGGCCAGGTCATAGCTCAGTCGTTGACGACAGCCCGGTTGGGGCGGGCCTTGCGGCCCTCACTCTCCCGCTCGAAGCCATAGCCCTGGCCGAAGGCCTGGCTGCCATGGACGAACTCGCCCAGCATGCTCGGCGCCTCGATCCAGGTGGACGAACCCATGTGGGCACGCTCCCGCATCGTCTCGCCGGGACCCTTGCGCGTCGTCACGGGACGCTCGTGGCTGGTGTCGCCGTAGGCGCCCACCCGGAAGTCGTTGGGCACGTCAGTGTCAGTGGCAATACCCTCCTCGAAACGCAGCGGGCCACGACGCCGGTTGTTCTGGGCCATGTCGTGCTCGTACTGCATACCCCGGTACTTCTCCGGGTTGAGGGGCGGAACGGGTGCTATCGACATGAAGACCTCCGGAGGTCGGCTGCTGGCGGGATCATACGCCTGTTGTCTCACCTTGCAGCGAAGAAGGGGCTTTCGGCCACCTCAACGGTGTCAGAGACGTCGATCATCGACGCCGCGCAGGCGAGGGCGAGCGAGTCAACGTAGTCATCGTGGGCTTCCTGCTCCAGGGGCGCCTCAACCAGCATTTGCCCTGCTCGGAACACCTTGATGGCGTCTGACATCTGTTGTCTGAACCGCTGGTAGACCCTCGTGCGGCGGGCCTTGGAGTGCCCCGGGTACACCATGAGGCGGCGGTCGATCAGGGTCTGGAGGTTCTTCCACCGGGCACCCTGAGTCTTCAGGTCGCTGGACATGGGGATCACCTCGCACCGGGACCCCAGCAGATGCCCCAACCGCTCGGCCACGGCGCTGCCCATGGCTTGGGCATCGACGCCCACGTAGGCCAGCCGGTAGTTGTCCAGGAACTCACAGATGCGGAAATACTGCTCTTCCCACGGCTGGTTGTGAAGCTCCAGCCAGTTCAGGATGCGGTGCTCCCGGAAGCCGAACGGGTCCGGGTACTCCCAATCGACCCAGCACACGGTGACCACTGTTGAGTCACGTAGTCGGGCCGGGTCGATGCCGACGACACAGGGCGTCTTGAACCACGAGCGCACCAGGGGCATCGACGTGTCGTAAAGAGCGTCCATCACCTCATCGGTGACGAACTGGCCCCGATCGAGCAACCATTTGATTGCATATGACATGAGAAACTCATCGGAGTCCTCGCCCAGCCGAGCCTTCTCCCGCTGGATGTAGCGGGCGTAGTCACGGTTGTACCGCGACACAATCTTGTAGTCGTACTCGAAATGATTCTGGCGACGACGGGAGCGGCTGGTGTAGCGGCGCTTGTTCTGCTGGATGGCCCGGTAGAAGTCACCCTTCACACGAGAGGGCGTGCCGATCTTGACCATGGTGCCCGCCGTGGCCGCCATCATGGGGTGCACGCTCTTGCGCACGACGTCGGCGTCGGCGTCCTGAGCTTCGTCTATAACGATGACGTGATAGGTCTTCCCCTCGATCTTGGCTTTGGGGTTACAGGTCTGACGCCGGGCCAGCGAGCCGTTCTTCAGGCGGACCACCTTGCCCTTGCCCCGTACTTCATCATCGAGTTCGGGGTCCATCAGGAATTCGG